TAGAAGGGCTGGAGGGGGTAGGCATTATTACTTTGGACGAAACAGATATCGTTAGAAGCAATATAATATCCAAGATATTAGATAGGCTAAATTAAAAATGCCAATATACGAATACAAGTGTAAAAAATGTGACCATGAATTTGAAACAAAGCAGGGTCGCAACGACAACCCGAAAAAAAAATGCCCCTCTTGCGGAAAATTTCAGCTTTACAAAGTCATTTCTGAACCTATAATAATAGTTAAGGGCGGTGCCACCACACTTGGACAGATTTCGGAGCAAAACTCCAAAAAACTAGGAAAAACCAAGCTCCAAGAGTTACAGGCAGAGCAATCAAAAAATGCGCCAGAAGAGCCGTGGTACGCGCAAGACGCTCCTGCTAATCGCAAAGAAATAAAGAAGATGACCAAAAAGCAGAAGGCCAACTATATCTTAAAAGGCAAGAAGTAAAAATGGACGGCCCATGCCCAAGAAATCTATCCCCCCACAAAGCCATTGTTCACGTTCAAATTATTACCTCTGTTCACCCTCTAATGCACACGGGCGAGTGTAGTGGCAACGCTATGTCTTTTGAGGAACTCAAGAAATATGGCGTTCCTCCTAGCACTATACTATCGGTATCTGGAATGGATATGTCAGAATGCATCAAAAAATTAAAGCCCAAGCTTGAGGAAATCAAGGAGATGTTTAATGAACAAGAATGAGCCAATAGATTTTGAATCATTAAAGCCCCCCACGCCAGATACGACTTATTATAACAATAAGGGGATAGAGGCTTCATCGGACGAAAGGTCTCTGGCTAAAAAAATAGAGCATGATAGTGGAAAAACGGTTTATTTAATATCGCAATACAGAGGTCTTCTGTTTGACCCTTGGGGGCCATATCCGAATAAGACCAGTAGTTCCACACTAAAGAAAACTTCTCAAGAGGCTTTTCGTCTGTATCTCAGATATTTAAAAACAAGAGACAGGGCATCTTTAATTTTAGCAGAAAGGAACCATAGCAATGGCTAAAGATAGAAAATCTGCCACGCTCAGTAAGGCCGATAAATTTTATATAGACAATAATAGCGAGCTTAGTTTATCAGAACTGTCAAACGATATTGGCAAGACCCAAAAATTAATCAAGGAACATCTGACTACAACCCAAGCTGATTCTGGGCGAACGGTTGATAGCTTGTTAGGTAAGGGGGCAAGTGGGGCCGTTGTGATGACAGAAGCCGCCTCTAGCTTGGCCGACGCCAGAAGAGATACATCCACAGAAAAAACACCGGCAAGAGTTAGAAAGTTTATCCACAAACCCAAGGAATAAAAATGGCCTATGTTTGCACAGGATGGGATGAGTATTTATCTAGCTATTCTATAGATAATACCATTTGGTTTGTAAAACTATCTAATGGCGAGACGGTTTACCAAGACGACGGAAGACCAGACGTAGAACCAAATAGCGCTTGGCTAAGATTGAAGGAATATTGTGCAGAAAAAAATCTGCGCATAGAACAAATGTATTTGCAGTATCGCTCTCACGTTGAACCCATAGGGGAGGGGTATGATGGATATTATTTCTGTAAGGGCGCTAGCGGGCTCTTGTTTTCAGAAGAAACACTCCACTCCTTTGTTGTTGGAACTCTATCTGGAGATACCCTGTCTGTAAAATGCTTTAAAACTCCAGAGTTAACGGTAATACAAACAGAAACTAGAGACAAGCTTGGCAACGAAGAGTGTCTAATAGAAAAACCAATTGTTCAGGGTGGGGGTGTAACTTGTCGCTTGGCAGCACCATTGCGAGACCAAATAGTAAACCGGTATTTAGCTGATGACGAAGAACAGGACGAACAAAAGTAAGTATCAGTCTCCATCAACTGGAGAATATTGCACAGCCGCCCAGTACATGGCGGAATTAATGTGCTTAAGAATGGCAGAAAGTAATAACGAGGGCTCTTTAGGATTTAAATTTTGGAATAAGGGAAAGTGGAAAAAAACCTATCAGTACCAAGTTACCCTTGCAAATAAGCTTATCAAAGAATTTGATGAGCAAAGCTTAATACAGGCTTTAAACAGCAAACAGGGAAAATCTATTTATTCGCTGCGTAACAAAAGGCTGGTTAGCTTGGCTTCCAATATTAAAAAGCCCATCATATCAGACTCCCCAAGCCCGTTACCAATTTCAGACGCGCTGTCCAAACCAAAAAAACCCTTTGGTAAAAAAAGCAAGCTGACAGACCTAAGAGAACTAGATGAATAAAATAAAAGACCTCACAGAAAAACAAATCGTCAAAAAATATGGCGACGTTATACGGTCAGGAGCCGACGTTTTTGACGAAGTTAAGGGAATGAAAGTAATCCCGGTTAGCCCTGCTATTGATTTGGCTTTGGGTGGGGGTATAAGAGAAGGTAGCTGGGTAATTTTAACCGGCTCTCCCAAAACCGGAAAAACCTCCACCGCGCTCCAGTTTGCTGCCACATGCCAAACTAAAGAATACGGAAGCCGACCCATTATCTATCTTAATTCAGAAGGTAGACTTAGCGCTTTGAATTTGGGCGGCATCAAAGGTCTTGATGTCGGTAAGATAACGGTAGTAGAATCTAAAGATGAGCCACTGAGTGCAGAACAATATCTTTCTATTGCCGAAACATACATCAAGGATAAGCCTGAGTGCATTTTAATTATAGACTCAGTATCGTCTTTGATACCAGAAAGAGAATTGCTGGATGACGTAAGCGGACAATTTCGCGCTGGTTTGCCAAAAACACTTGGAAACTTCACAAAGAGATTAAGCAATATTGTTCCGAGACAAAGAGCCATTGTAATAATGATTACACATTTTATTGCAAACACAACAGGCTACGGCAAAAGTAAGATATCTGATAGTGGAAATAAAATCCGATATCAGGTTGACACCCACATGGAAATAAAGTCTCTTAAGCCTTGGGAGGTTGGGGGTGAACAAATCGGCCAGATGATTACGTGGAAAGTCCTGTGTTCCGCTGCCGGTGGCTTTCCCGGCAGCGAAGCTGAAAGCTGGCTTAGATATGGAACAGGAATAGATAGAATACAGGAGTTGCTATACAAAGGTCTGGAGTTTGGCCTAATAAACAGAAGTGGCGCGTGGTATAATTTTGAAACAGAAGAATTGGGAGACAAGGAACTTAAATTTCAAGGCCAAGAAAAGCTATACAACTTCTTGCAAGAAAATGGCGACGTGTGTTCGACCTTGGAGTCAAAGATAAAGGAAGTAATTTGAAGGCCATAGGGTTTGATGGCAAAGAGAGGGTGTGGAATCTTTCAAAGTATGTACCAAAAAATAGGTCTCACTCCAACCTTCACGGTACAGTTCGCAAATTACTAAAACAGCTATTTCCAAAATACAAAATACTAGAAGAAATTTCTTTGCCGGGAAGCTTTACCCCAACAAGAAAATCGACTCTTTATGCAGACTTCTTTATCCCCGGTGCCAACCTAATAGTAGAGGCTCACGGCCAACAGCACTATGAGTTTGTTGCCTTTTATCACAAAAGAAAAGAGAGGTTCTACAAGTCAAAAGCTAGGGATAAGGATAAAATTGAGTGGTGCCACATAAACGGTTTAGACATAGCAATACTTAAATACTCTGAAACAGAAGATGACTGGAAAAGAATCATACTCAATATCTGAACTCCAAAACTTTGTGGAGTCGCTTGAAAAATATTCAAATGACCACGGAGTCTTTACGTCTAAAATTAATTATGAGGTTGAGAGCATAATTAACTTGACGGAAAAAGAAATGAAAGAGCTTACGATAGAAGAATGTTATGAAAAATCGTACAGTCTTAGCGGGTATTGTAATTATATACAATCAATAACGAATAGACACACATCCATTTTAGGGTGGTGTAACGATTCTCTAAATAAGATTGTCACAAAAGAGGCGGAACAATTTAGCAAATATATGAAATGGGAACAAAAGTGTCATGCGACCGTTCAGAATAACGACTTTGCACAAAAAATATGGGATGCAAAGGTTTACGCTCAAGGACAGGTAACTTGGCTAACAGATAAAACTAGGGACATGAGAAGAATGGCAGAAACTTTATTGAATTATGCTAAAAGGAAAACTTATTCATGAGTATTAAAGATACAGCTAAGGCTCTTCTTGAAAAGGGGATTGCGACAGGAGACGAAGAATTAATTAATCTGGCAAACGAGCTTTTGGAGTCCCTCAACCCCCCAAAACAAAATAAGAAGTCAATCCTTGATGAAGATTATATTGCCCCGTCCAAGAATGAAAACGCTCAACATGATAGTCAGGGGAGAAGAGCAAAAACAGAACCAATAGACTCGAAGAAAAGGGAAAACGAATTCATAGATGACGGGATGGAACATAAGGATGAAATAACCCCAGATTATGTGCCATCTCCCAGAGCAAGAAAATCTTTTAGAACATTAAAGATGATTTGTACGAGGTGTGATAAAGGTTTTGACGTACACCCCGTACACAAAAGAGAAAACTATATATGTAACTCTTGCATTAAGAAATAAATGAAAGCTCTCCAAAACGTCGCAGCAGAACGAGCAGTTCTCGCTGGATTGTGTCATTACGGTATTAGTGCTTCCGCTGACGTTGAGGGTGTCATTGAGCCTTCATCGTTTGTGTCAGAGTCCAACCAAATAATTTTCAAGTGTGTCTTGGAAGTTTTAAAAAATAGCGATTCAGTAGATATTTCTTCAATCTTATCTGCTGCCTCCAGCTTAAATTTTTATGAGATACTTGACACTAAGAAAGAAATCGAATTCCTAAGAGCTTTATTTAACTTCCCCATTAATCTTGAAAATGTCAGACCAAACGCAATAAAAATCAGAAAGCTTCAGCTTGGACGAGAAATACAGATAACAGCAAAACAAATACACTCAGAAGCTTCTCACATAAGTGGCGAAGAAAGTTTTGATGAAATCATTTGCTTGGCAGAAAACCCTGTCTTCAATATATCTTCCATGCTTGGCAGAGGGGAACACGACAGGCCAACAATCTTGGGAGAAGATATAGAAGAATATATAGAACACCTCATGGAATCTCCATGTGAGATGATAGGTTTAAGCAGCGGATTTTCCAGATATGATGCCGCCATTGGGGGTGGCTTCAGGAGAAAGGCAGTAGACCTAATAGCAGCCAGACCAAAAGTGGGAAAAAGCGTTTTTGGCGATGTGGTTGCTATGCACATTGCCAACAACCTAGATGCGCCCGTTCTAATGTTAGATACGGAAATGTCTAAAGAAGACCATCAGAACAGATTGTTGGCCAGCTTGAGCGGCGTGTCAATAAACGATATCTCTACAGGAAAATTCTCTTACGACCAGTCAAAAATGGAAAAGGTGAATCTGGCCAAAGAGAAACTAAAAGAAGCTCCGTATCACTATATTAACATCTCTGGAAAACCATTCGACCAAACTCTTTCGATAATTAGGCGGTGGATTTTAAAAGAAATAGGCCACGATGAAAATGGCCGTGTTAATGACTGCATGATAATATATGATTACCTAAAGCTGATGACCTCAGACCATCTATCAAATAACGTGGCAGAATTCCAAGCCTTGGGCTTTCAGATTACCGCCCTCCACAACTTTTGCGTAGAATACGACTGCCCCTGCCTCGCCTTTGTTCAACTAAACCGGGATGGAATCACAAAAGAATCTACAGATGTGGTTAGTGGCTCTGATAGGTTAATTTGGCTATGCACCAGCTTCTCAATTTTTAAGGAAAAATCCATTGAGGAAAAAGCCGACCATCCAGATGCTGGCAACAGAAAGCTGGTTCCCATAGTAACTCGACACGGGCCGGGAATGGACAATATGAATTACATTAATATGTCTATGGAGGGCGAAACAGCCCGTATAAAAGAAGGGTTTACTAGAGACGAACTGTTCAAACAAAGTAGGTCTGACAGAGAAGGCTTTGAAGTTAAAGACGATGGCCACATATTACAAGAAGATGGAAAAACAGAAGATTGACCTTTTGTGTCAACAGCTTGCCGTCAGAGTGGTTGATATACTTGACTATTTTGGGGTAGACTACGCTCCAAAAGACAATTACCTACATGGCTGCTGCCCAGTCCACGGTGGAGATAACCCAACGGCATTTACGGTTTATATAGACGGCGATGATATGATGGGCAATTGGTATTGCTGGACTCATCACTGTGAGCGAGAACACCAGCCAACAATGCTAGGATTGATTCGCGGCTTATTGGAAAGCAGAAAAGACGACAAGGTGTCCTTTATGGAAGCGGTTAATTTTTCAAAAAGATTCGTAAAAGACTTGGACGAAAATCCAGACGCGCTATCTTCTGAAAAGGCAAGATTTATAAATTCGGTTCGTGGCTTCAACAAAAAAGCCCCCAATCCAGTTTTTAATATAGGCAAAGAAGACATAAGGAAAAGGCTTACAATACCAGCTACATACTACATAAACAGAGGGTATAGGCCAGAAACTCTAGACAGATTTGACGTTGGGTTGTGTTCTGATAAAACAAAGGCTATGAATGGAAGAGTGGTCGTTCCAGTATACGATGATAATTACCAGAAAATGGTTGGTTGTGTTGGAAGAGCAACAACCGAAAACAATAATGCAAAATGGGTTAACAGCAAGGGCTTTCATGCTGGGCACTATCTATACAATTATTGGTTTGCTCAAGAACATATCCAAAGCACGGGGGTGGCCGTGCTTGTTGAAGGACAGGGAGATGTTTGGCGACTATATGAGGCAGGAATTTTAAATTGTGTGGGCCTATTTGGTTGTAGCATAACGGACACACAGCTAGTAAAATTAGAAAGCTCAGGAGCAATGAGCTTGGTTGTCTTGATGGACAACGATGAAGCAGGAAAAAAGGCCAGAGAACAAATCACAAGTAAGTGTGAAAGACTATTCAACATATATTTCCCCGAAATGGAAGAGCATAATAAAGACGTGGGAGAAATGAATGTTGAAGATATTTCCAGATTCATTCAGCCGTTTATAGAAAGAGCATCCCAATGACACAAAAAATAATAGCATTTTCTGGAGTAAAGCAAAGCGGCAAAACCACCTGTGTTAATTTTCTACATGGATATCAACTAGTTAAGCATGGCGTGATTGACGACTTTGGCGTTGGCCCAAAAGGAGAATTGTTTGTAGAAGCCACCGAGGGCGAAGAAAAGGGCGGGGGGGTTATTGATGTATTTAGAACTGATGAAGAGTTTGTGTCCTACGCCGGTGCCAATATATGGCCCTTCATTAAATGTTACAACTTTGCCGACCCCCTAAAATATATATGCATGAATTTGTTTGGCTTAGGTTGGAACCAGTGCTTTGGTTCAGATGAGGATAAAAATAGTAAAATAGACTTAAAATGGAAAGACCTGCCCCGCCCGTCCATGAAAAAGGGAAATTTAACTGCTAGAGAATTTATGCAATATTTTGGGACAGACGTATGTAGAAAAATAAAACCTGACATCTGGACGGGGGCTTGTATGAATAGAATACAGTCAGAACAAAGCGAGTTATCAGTAATTGGAGACTGTAGGTTTGAAAACGAAGTAGATATAATTAAAAGGGTTGGTGGAAAGGTAGTTAGATTAACAAGACACATTTTCGAGGATAGTCACTCAAGCGAAACGGCCCTAAATAAAGACAAGTTTAACTGGGATAATTTTGATTTAGTTATTGACAACCAGAACATGACCATTGGGGAAACTCACGAATGCCTTTTAGATAATATGCAGAAATGGGGATGGTAGCAGTTTATGCTAATAACCTATATAAGAAGCTCGTCTTACAATAATTATTCGTTTTGCCAGCAACAGTATTACATTAATTATGTGCTAGGCTACCCGTCTGTATCTGGCAAGAAGGCTCAGATGGGAACCATAGTACATAAAGTAATGGAGTGTTTAGCTAGGTCAAACCAAACACTTAAACTCAACAAAAGAATATTTACCGACGACGTTTTGGGAAAAATAAGTATTGGCAGTAAAAAGTTGCAATCAGATGATTTTGTTAATGAGTTGGTAGATAAAAGCTTTAATCATTATACTTCTAACTGTAAACATGAGTACAGTAAGAAGGATTATAACGATTGCAACAAATGGACTTGGATGGGTTTAGAATACAATAACGGCCAATTTGACCCAAGAAATTTAAACATAATTGCAGCCGAACCTCATTTTGATATAAAAATAGATGAGCCGTGGGCAAAATACAACTACAGCCTCCCAGATGGCTCCAAGCTGACCGGAACGCTTGCTATCAAGGGGACTATTGACCTTGTGACGGAGCCGTCCAGCGGCGTCCTAGAGGTCATAGATTGGAAAACAGGTCGCCGCATTGATTGGGCTACGGGAGAAGAAAAAGACTACGATAAACTTCTCAGTGACCCTCAGCTTTTGCTGTACAATTATGCAATATCAAAGATGTTTCCAGAGTATGAACAATCCATAACGTCTATATTTTACATTAAAGACGGCGGGCCTTTTAGTTTATGCTTTGATGAATCTGACCAGAAATCGTTTCTAGAAAAACTTAGGATTAGATTTTCCCAAGTAAAGAACAACCAAAATCCTAAAATGATTTCCCGCAACCAAAGCAATTGGAAATGTACCAAGCTGTGTGATTATTTTAAGAATAACTGGCCCGGAACAGACACCAACATGTGTAAGTATATACATGAAAAGATAGAAGCTGAAGGAATCGACAAAACAACAGAAGATTGTACAAGAGAAGGCTTTAGCATAGGTTATTATGATGCCCCCGGCTAATTGGACTCCCCTCCATTCACATACGCACTACAGTCTGCTTGACGGCCTTAGTCAGCCAAGTCAGGTGGCGCAAAGATGCCATGAGCTTGGCTATGACTCTTGTGCTATTACCGACCACGGAACTATTTCTGGGTGTATTTCTTTCACAAAAGCCATGAAAGAAAAGAACATTAAGCCCATTCTGGGATGTGAGTTTTATTTAACTCCTGATGTAAGCATTAAAGATAAAGACAATAGAGCTTTAAGCCACTTGGTTGTTTTAGCAAAAAACAAAGAAGGTTGGAAAAGACTAATTCAGGCCACGTCAAAAAGTAACGACCCAGATAATTTTTACTTTAAACCAAGGCTCGACCTAGACACTCTTAGTAATTTTTCGGATGGAAGTTTAGTTTCCTTTAGCGGCCATTTGGGTAGCGACTTAGCCAATATCATTTTTTCTGATTGGAAGCAAGGATATAATTCCAATAGTTATGAAATGGCTAAAAGCTTTGTCGATGAAAACTGGAAGAAAAAGACCTGTGACCTAGCACGTTTATATCAAGACATATTCGGGAAAGAGAATTTCTTTCTAGAGATACAGCTTATTGACCATGAAAATTCGCCAGCCTCTCGTCTTGTTGGTGAAAAGCTAAGAGAAATTGGGAAAGAGCTAAAAATTCCCTGCGTGGCTACGGCTGACTCCCACTACCCCACAAAAAAGGACGCTCCCGACCAAAGAGTTTTGCTTTGTTCGGCAATGAAAACAACCTACAAAAAGGTCAAAAGAAAATTAGATGCTGGCGAAGATGTGGGACTTTCCAGCTTTTTTAAATCCTTTAACTATCACATACCGTCGCCTGAAGAAATGTCTGCCCTACATACAGAAGAAGAGCTTAAAAATTCCATGCTAATCTCAGATATGTGTGGGGAATATGAAATCTTAGGCGCGCCTATATTGCCCCCATTTCCTTGCCCAACAAGCCCAGAGGAACATCTTCGGCAATTGTGCAGGAATGGATGGCGCACAAAATTGATAGAAACAAACAAATTAACGAACAGTGCTTTAGAAAATGAATATCTCAATAGGATTAAACACGAATTATCTGTCCTGCAAGATGCTGGCCTATCTAGCTATTTTCTTATTGTGTCTGATATTGTAGACTATGTTCGCTTAGAGGGTTGGCTTCCGGGGCCGGGAAGAGGCTCTGCTGCGGGGTGCTTGGTTTCCTACCTAATAGGAATTACTCAAGTTGACCCAATTGAACATGGTCTTCTGTTCCAAAGATTTTATAATACAGGAAGAAATACAGATGAACATATTTCCCTGCCAGATATTGACATTGATGTTCCAGCAAGCAAAAGAGAGCTAGTTATTGAATACATGAAGGAAAAATATGGGCACGCTAAGGTTGGCCAAATGTTAACATTTGGTCGTCTGCAAGGAAGAAGCGCACTCAAAGAAGTGCTACGGGTTCATGACGCATGTTCTTTTGAAGAAATGAACATGATAACAAAAAGCCTTCCTCACGAACAAGAAATTTCCGACCAGTTACAAGAAATGGACAATCCTTCTGTAATCAAATGGGCTTTAATTAATCAGCCAGAATCTCTTAAAGATTATTGCCAGATGGACGACGAAGGCAATACTAGTGGCCCTTACTCCAAGTATTTTGACCAAGCAATGAGAATTGAAGGAACCTACAAGTCTCAGGGAAAGCACGCCGCTGGAGTAGTAATTTCGCCGGAAGAGCTTGGAGAGGTTTGTCCAATGGTCAAAGAAACGAATGGTAGCAATAAAATTGCTGGTCTGGAAATGTCTGATTTAGAAGCTATGGGACATGTTAAATTCGATATATTAGGAGTAAACTTACTAGATAAAATTATGGATATTCAAATTTCAATGGGGGAAGATAATGAATAATATAACGCACCCTTCAATACAAGAATACAAGCAGGTTTTGCTTGACGGGTGTTCTATTGACTATAGGAATAAGCTTACTGTTTGTGCAATTAGCGATTATTATCGCGGTAAAGTTAAAAGACTTGTTTATCAGGTGCATTGTAGTGATTCTAGATTTGGTTTTAGTAAATTCTATAGAACTATCAATGAAGCCTTGGAAAAATTCTTTGAAATAAGAGGCAGTTTAAAAAGATGAGTTTTAAGCTTGGCAATAAGGGCGAAAGCTTTGCTAGCAAACTTTTTGAAAAGTTTGGCGTTGATTGTCAAATCAATGAAGATTATGACAAAAGATACGATTATGACTTGGTTTGTAAGCATGGAAAAAAAGACTTTACCTGTGAAGTTAAATATGACTTCATGGCTCATAAAACTGGAAACTTGGCCATTGAAGTTAACAATTGCAGAGCCAACAAGCCTAGTGGTATTAATGTAACAAAAGCTGACATATGGGCGCACATCATTCCAGATGATGGCAAAATGACAATGTGGGTGGTGCGTGTGTCTGAGTTGAAAAAGTTTATCAAGAAAAATGAGCCTCTCAGAAAAGTGACTCAGGCTGGAGACGGTAATGCCGACCTGCTTTTATATAAGGCAGAGGCCATACTGGAACCTATATTTTTCAGGGTAGACAATATCCAGAAAAGCAAATTCATAAAGCACCTAAAGAGTATCATTTAGGAGACATCGTGGCTTTAAATATAAGAGATATTGTTGTTTTTGACTTTGAAACAGGTTCGCGGAACCCGTTAAAGACTCAACCAACACAAATTGCCGCAGTAGTAATACACGGCAAGAGTCTTAAAATTAAAAACAATGGGACTTTTAATTCAGAAATAAGACCAATTTTGGACGACGAGGCAGCAGTAAAGCTGGACTTAGACCCCCTTGAAGATGAAGCCCTTGATATTACCAGAAAAACCAGAAAAGCCCTAGCAAAAGCTCCGACACCCAAGTTTGTTTGGAAGAAGTTTGCCAAGTTTGTTTCGATGCATAACTGGAAGGGCACTTCTTGGTTTAACCCTATTGCTGCGGGATATAACATAAACAATTTTGATATGCCAATTGTTGAAAGAATGTGTCAAGAATATGGGCCTGTAGAAAAGAAAAGTGGGCGACAGGGTATATTTCATCCGATATATAAAATTGATTTGATGGACACTGTGTTTATGTGGATGGAAAACAATCCTGATGTTAGGTCTATTAGCATGGACTCAATGCGAAACCTTATGAATATTGATAAAACTAATGCTCATGACGCCCTGCAAGACTGTTTAGATACAGCGCAAATTTTAGTTAAATTTATGAAGTTGCACAGGAGCATATCTCCTAAAGTGCAGTTTGAAAAAGCTTTTGCCGACGAGTAAAGATATGAATTTTGGAAATTATGATTGCGAACAAACTTGGAGCCTGATTTGCGAGGGAAGAACCAAGGGGGTTTTTCAGCTAGAAAGCAACTTGGGAAAATCTTGGGCGAAAAGAGTTAAGCCCAAAAATCTCGAAGAGCTTGCTGCCTTAATTTCAATAATTAGGCCGGGATG